AATAAGTTTATTATCCTCAATTAATTGTTTGAGATTTGAACATCCAATCTTCTTCACAGCTTTAGTCGTTCTTACCCCCAATTGTGCTCGACCACCTGAGAAGCCTGCTCCAAGGACTTGTCCCGCTCGACCACGCATGGAAGCCATAACTAGGTTGTCATACTCCAAATCAAACTGTAAAGTATTTGCGACCTGTTCCCCTATGTCATTTACCTCAACCATTACATATGCGTTGTTGTATGCCTTCGCAACTTCGTGTATCTTGGTAGGAAACAGTAGTGGTTTTATTTCGTTGTCCCTAAACTTTGCAACTATCTTGTATGGAATTTCAGTAACATCAAACACCACAAATGCAGAATAATCATTTGCTGTACCTCTAGAAACGTCAGCAGTCAACATATATGTGCGGTCTTCTTCTGGACGAACATGAATATCTATTCCGACATTTGAATGAATAGGTGTTCTGTACACAAGTTGTTTTAGTTTCACAGAGCTTATTAGGGTATCTATTGACCCTAGAAACTCACATTCAAACTCTGAATTGAACTGTGATTGAGAGGTATTTCGTATTGTTTCTTCTTTCCAAACTTCATCTCTGCCAGGAACTTCACTCCAATGAACCTCTATGGGAACATAATCGTTTCTTTTTTCTTGTGCATCCACCCATATTTTATAAAACATATTCATACCGTGAGGTGTAGAAACAATAATAACTTTTGTATTCTGACCAGATGTAATTGTAGGATAAACAGAAGCAAAGAACTGTTCTGCAACATTAGATGGAACGAAAGCAAACTCATCTAAGAAAATTATGTTATACGAACCTCCTCGAATGGCACTTGAAGATGTGGCCGCCGCTATAATTTTACTACCGTTCTCTAACTCTATGTTACCTTTGTTCCAAGCTATGATACCTTGTTGCATCCATTTAGGGAGGTTTTCATATGCAAGTTGTAATCGACTAAGAATATCTCTGGCAGTTGAGGACTTGTTTGCAAGAACAGCGATATTTACGTTTGGATTAAACAATGCATAGTGTAAAAGATAACTGATAATTGTAGTTGATTTACCTGACTGTCTAGGTAGTTTAAATATACTAAACCTATTATCATGCATGGTTGAAACCATGCCTCTCTGAAAGTCATACATCTCAAATGGAACAAGGCCCTCATCTAGTGAGACAATCTGTACATAGTTCTCAATAAAATAAAGAGGGTCTTGAGCACACTTATGATATTCTTTGATATCATCTCTTGTAAACTCAACAGCAGTATTTGCTTTCTTGAGATTAGGATTGCCCAGGTATTGGTTTTGGTCAGTCATTGTTTAATATTTATCATTATAAAGAAATCTGTACTCTTTGGGTATGAGGTCTTTGGTTCTGAAATAAGTTCCATCGTCTAGAGCCAACTTCATAGCCGCTGGACTATTTCTTCTTTTTTGTCTAAACTCATATGTATATTCATCATCTGTTGACCCAACCAGAATTTTTATAAGTGAGGCTTCTTTTGTTTTATTTTTTCTATATGATTCATCCTTTACATATTTGTTTATATAATCTTTGGCTGGTTGTTTATATGTTTCCCAAGTTCCATTGTGTTTTATGTCATGATTAACTATTGACCATTTCTGAAAATATTCAGTGTTATAGAAACTTAGAGTAGACTGCCATTTTGGACATGTCGTATATGTGAATATCATACGACTATCCACATCTTGCCATTTTAATGAAAAATTTAACCACCAGTATAAGTCAAAAATATTAACTATTTCTACTGGTGATGATTCGATATGCTCACTCAAAACTTCAATTAAGTTCATTCTTCTATTTTCAAAATGTTTCAAATCATCTGACCCAAATAAAGACTCACTGTCCCATTTAAAAATAGTTTCCCATTCATTATCTTGTTTATCTAAATTTTTATGTAGGGCATCACTACCAAACAGTTGATCACCACACTCACCAGTTACCTTTATTATATCATCGTTCATGAAAAGTTCATCATCTAAAATTTCACTTTCGGGAATAGGATCATTTAAATGTCTTACAATCTTCTCCCACATCAAAGGAAACTCTGCAATTGATTCTTTAGTATAACGAACATTTAGAACATTTGATTTTGATTTAGTTTCTACTAATGCAATCAAAGCTCCACTACTATCAATTCCACCGCTCCAAAATAACTCTATGGGTTTTTTATAAGACCATAGTTTCTTAGCAGCACTCATGCAACAATCTTCAAATGATTTACTAAATCTTTTAACTTTTGGAATTGGGTCATATGCCATGTCAAAGGGGTTAAATCTTCCCGTCCTATCCACTGCCATGTAAGCTCTGACAATTCGTCCAACCGTCATTATATTAGGTTCTTTACTAATTAAAGCAAGAACTTCTTCCATAGAAAAAAACTCTGTGTCTGTAAAAAAAATATTTGGTTTAAAGTATTTAACTTTCATATCAATATTTAGTCTCAAATTCATAAAGAGTTATGAATCTAGACGAATCCTCTTTTTGATTATTCAATTTATATTCAATATATTCCTTTGGTAAATTTAACTTTTCCACTATCACATTAATCCCCCTTGCCAACCTTGCTTTCCAACTATGGTCATTTGACCAATCAATAACAGATAGACTTGAGTAATCACAACTTTCATCTAAAAATTCCCAACCAGATAATTTTGGTCTAAAGGGAAGGCCAAGTTGAGTGTATATCAAATTTTTTGTTTCCATCCTAGCAAGACATTGAATTTCTGGAGTCGTTCTATGTATGTGCTCATAATATTGGAACATATAGTTGTAATAGAAATCAAACAAAATTTGGTCTTCAACTTTAATGCCATGACTTAATGATAGACCCGGCTTCTTAAATACTCCTCGACATATATCTCCTTCTCTTTCAAAAACAAAATGACCATCAGCGGTAATTGGTGTTCCACCTTTATGTCTTCTTATCCCCTCTAACAGAAAAATCGTGCCTGAACCTGTTCCAGTATTAAAAAAGTCATGTTCTAGTAGAAACTCACCAAGACTTCGTTTATCAAATTCAAGGTCGATAACTTTTAAATTGATGTTGTGTTTACTACAAAACTGTGTAACAAATAAATAATCAAGCTCATTATAATGACCATAATAACTTGGGCGAATATAAACATACTCAACATCAAGTTCTGCTGAAATAAAACCAAGTGCAATTGCTTGAGAGTCTATACCACCAGATAAAAACACCGTTGGTTTAACATCATTGTATATAACTTTAGCTTGTCTTGTTAATGCATCATGTAATGTAGTAGGACTAAAATCTTTGTTGGGATATTCATTAATAGTTAAGTCCTTATAATCGTATGTAATCCAATCATTATGAAACATCAAAGTGTTCCTTGTAATTTAATAAATCTTGTCTTGTAAAATATTGACCATCTGGTTTTTTGGCAAAACATTTTCTTTGATCTGCATATCGTTCTTTTAAAGACTCTGTAAAATTTATAATACGAGTGTCCTTTGCTCTAGCCTCACGATTAAGTGAAGGTATCTTGAATAGTATCTCTGCCATCTCTGGATAACATTGTAAATATATCATCCATTTATCCAGATACTTATTGACTTTATTAGGATGTGTGGGTGCGTTCACTGGCATCTCTGGAAAAGGTTCAGTGTCTATAAGTCTTCTTTTAAGTTTGAACGGCGAAATAAAGGAAGAATAGATTCTATTGTCCCAAAGGAAAAACTCAACTTCATGTGTATTGGGCCCGTCAGGGTCATAATGAGTCACCATATTAATAGGAATATCCCAATGATTATCATCATTATCTACAATCACTCCATCTGTAATTCTTGGAGAAAAAGTTTGAGAAGCTGTGAAAACTGCCCTGATAATCGTGTCACCATGCATTTCGCCCAAGATATCTTGTAAAGAACAAACATAGGTGTTAAAGTAATTCTCTTGTGTACTATCATATCTAGAGATAAATTTAAGCGCATAATCAACCACTCTATTGTGCATATTATTATCAATCTCAAGGTTATATATTTTTTGGTCAAAACCTAGAGAGTGTGCAAACCTAGTGGCTCTTGC